CCCTGCTGGCCGTAGATGTTGGCAATCTGGCCGCCCATCTGGCCATACTGGCCCGCCTGCTGCGTCAGGAGGTTGGCGATGTTCTGGTTGATCGCCGACTCCTGCCCGGCCAGCGCGCCTTGCTGCGAGGCCAAATTGCCGTACTGCTGTGCGGCCTGCATGAACTGGCCGGCGGCCTGCTGCCCAAGCCCGGCCTGCTGGAGGCCAAGCTGCCCAAGCCCTTGGCCGGCGGCGATCTGGTTTTGCGCCAGGTTGCCGTAAAGCCCCGCCGCGGCCTGCCCAAGCTGCGCCTGTTGCGCCGCCTGTTGGCCAACCTGAGTGCCCGCCTGCACGCCAAGCCCCGCCTGCTGAGCGGCCAACTGGGCGGCCTGTTGCCCAAGCCCCGCCTGCTGAGCGGCAGCAGAGACCTGCCCTTGGCCCGCGGCCATGAGCTGCTGGGCGGCGTTTTGCCCAAGCCCCGCCTGCTGAGCGGCGACCTGCGCTTGTTGCGAGCCAAGCTGGCCAATGCCCTGCCCGGCCTGCATCTGGCGCTGTTGCTGCTGCTCAAACGAAGCCATGGACTGCGCTTGCGCCTGGGAGTACCCCTGGGACAGCAGGTTGGCAATCGTGCTGGCCTTCTGGTCCATCAGGTTGCGCTCCATCTCGGCGCGCTGCACGCCTTCCCGCTCGCCGCCAAACGCACCGGAGCGCACGGCCTGCGCAGACAAGCCCTGCTGCGCAATCGCCCCTTGGCGATTGATTTGGCGCATGGTCTCGTCAATCACCTGCTGGCGGTACGGGTCCATGAAGGACTGCGCAGACGACGGGTCGTACGCCTGTTGTGCCCCGCCAAGTGTGCCAATGCCCCTGCTCAGAGCCTGCTCGGCCTGGCCAAAGCCGGGCTGGTTGGTGGCCATCGCAGAGGCCAGTGCCCCGCCGTACATGGCATCGACGCCCTGTTCCATCCCCGGAGCCTGCGCCGCCCGAGAGGCCATCTGCACGGCTTGCTGCCCCTGGCCGAGGCCCTGGCCAATCATTGCTTGAGACCTGCCGAAGTCAGCGGCGTTGGAGCCCATGGTCATCTGCTGGGCCGCGGTCAATCCACCAAGCCCCTGGCCAATGGCCGCAGTGGCCGGGCGAAGGTCCGCTTGGCTGGCCTGAGCGGCCATCTGCTGGGCCGTGGTCAGCGATCCGAGGCCCCTGCTGATGTCCTGGTAGGCCGGGTTGAACCGGGCGGACGTGTCGGAGGCCAAGGCCCGCTGGCCTGCCGTGCCCAGGTAGCCAAGCCCCTGGGAGATTGGGGCAAGGCCCGCTGCCATGTTGGCAGTGGCGCCCCCAGCTTGCTGCATGGCCCGCTGTGCGTCGGTGAACTGCGCCCGGGTGTCGGCGCCGCGCAGGATGTCAGCGGCCTCGGCGGTGGTGGCATAGGCGCCGCCTAGTGCCTGGTTGGCCGCCGTCATATAGGGGGTGAAGGCCCCCACCCCCATGGCCGTTGCCGCGTTAATCGCGGTTGTCTGAGGGCCAGTAAACCCCTCTACTTGATAGGCGGGGAGTTGCTCACCCAGCGGGGTCCGTTGCCCGATGACGTTGCCTTTGTCATCAATGATGTTGTTGTAGGCAAGGGCCTGCGCCTGTTGAAGGAGTTTGAGCTTATACGCTTCAATCTCCGGGGCTTCCCGCATTATCGATTGGGTAACGGATTGTTCTGCCATGGGTTACGCCTTTACAGCTCCGCCTTCGAGCTTTTTCATGAGTTTGTACATGCGTGCAGCTCCCTTGCGTCGGCTGCCGCCCCCAGCGTTGCGCACCGCCCTGGCGGTGAAGACAAACTCGCCGTCCGACAGCATGGCCGGAATGGAGTCCGAAGTGCCCGTGCCCGGGCCGTTGATCGGGCCCGTTTTGCGCGGGAACTCCGTCGGCTTGGGCTGGCCACCCTTTGCGAGCCTCTGCGGCTGACCGTACAACATGGGCACTCCGTACAGGCCCGCCATGTTGTAGGGCTGCGGTATCCCCGCGGGGCTACGGCTGAAACCTCCGGGGGCCGAGATTCCTGGGGCGCCCATTGGCGCCGGGGCATACCCAGGAGTTGGGATATCTACCATGGGCGGGCGCACCATAGGCGGCCTATAGCCAGAGTCCAGGCCCCCAGTGAACATACTGGGGTTATCCCTCATGTAGTCGATGCCGGTGTAGTCTCGGTTGAACGCCGGATTCTGGTCGGCAGGCTTGCTCTTGAACCCGCCGGCAGCGCCCGCCACAGCCAGTCCGGTTGCCGCAAGCGGGCCGTACTGGCGAATGAAGCTGACGTCGCTGGGCAGGCCCGGGCGGCTCGGCGAGATGTTCTCGCTGTAGAAGTCCTTTGCGCCTTGGGCCATGCGATCAAAAAAGCCCGGAGCATTTGTCGGAACAGGGGCCGATGCACTTGGAGCCGGTGCTCCCGGGGTCGCAGCGCTCGGAGCCGCTGCCCCTCGGGCCATGGCACTTGACGCCGTTTGCATGGAGGCTGGCAATGCACCGTCAGCGTTCGTTGGAAAGTTGAGGGCAGGCTGCAGGCCACTGGCACCCGGAACTTGGTAACCCCTGGACACCAGGTCGTAACTCGTCGTGGGCGCGGTTCCGCCAGCGGCCGTTGAGAAGTTTTCAAGCCCCGGGCCGGCGCCCAAGCCTTGCGCCGTATAGGGAGAAAGACGAAGCCCCACGCTTCCTCCACTGCCACGGGCCGGGTTTAGGCCCTGCCCTTCCAACAGGTCTGCCGAGGTTCCGATGGGACCTGGAGCACCTGGTTGAGCGGCGTTCTGCGCCGCGATCTCGCCGCTCCTGAAGCCCTCTTGAGCTCTTTGACGCAGGTCTTCCGGGGTCACGCGACCGTCCATCAGGGTCGTGTTGTTCCGCACGCCGGCCAAAGCCGCCGCGGAAGCGCCGGACATCAAGCCCATGCGCAGGGCGTCTTGCGTGCTCATGCCGCCCAGCTTGCCCAAGCCGGCGCCAATGACGCCCGTGGCCAAGCCGGTGTTCAGGGCAGAACCCGTGACGCCCGGCAGGTATTTGCCGACTGCCGCCATGGGGTTGGTGCCCATGATCGTGCCGCCACCGCCGATGTAACCCATGGCGCCGGAGATCAGAGCGTCCTTGAGGTTGCCGCCGCCAAGCAGGGTAGTCGCACCCGAGGCCAAGGCTGCCGTGCCAGCAGAGCCCAAGGACATACCCAGAGCAGTCGGCCCGAGAACCATAGCCAGTCCAATGGTCGTCAGGATTCGGCCGACAGGGGACTTGACAATTTTCTTGGTGACGTCGACAACCCGCTTGACGGTGTTTTTGAAGGCCTTGGCAACCTTCTTCACGAAAAACTCAGGCAGGCCCGTGTTTGGGTTGATCGTGCCCGCGCCGCCGCGGCTTTGCAGAAGCTGTGCCTCCTCTGGCGTGATGTGCGCGAGCATGGTGTCGCCGCGGCGCCCTTGAGAGGCCAAGTACGAAGCGACATCGGCCAGGCCGCCTTGGGCCATGGGCATCGCTCCCATGCCCTCCATGGGAGACTCTTCCATCATGGGGGCTTGCGCTCCCTGAATGGAAGTCATCTTCAACTCGTTGAGCACCGACAGAACAGCGCCCAAGAACTCCGGATCGTATTCCTCAGGGATGTCTTCAGCGTCGACGATGTCCTCGCGGATGAGCTGGTCACGCAACTGCTTGTAGCGGTCGGGGCGCTGAGACAGCCTCTCGAACATCTCAATGAGCTGCTCAAGTTCTGACGGGGTGAGCTCGAGTTCCTGCATGCTCTCACGCAGGGCCTGGCGGAGCATGTCCTGCTCCTCCGGCCGGGCCATCCCAAGGGCGGTTTGAGCAGCGTCGTACGAGTCGAAACTGGTCACCGCAGGCATCTCAGATGCCTGGTCGTCCTGCATGCCTGCCCCTTGGGGCAGCGCCATGATGCCTTCATTCGCCATGGTTGTCCTTTCCGAGTTTGGCCAGTGGCCCTGCATGGGGCCGCGCGCCTGGAAAGGACGCGTTAATGGCTGAAATTATCCAACAAAACCACTCGTCCTGTCCACTCATTACGACCTGTCCATCTCTAGGTAGGACAGGTAAAAGTCAGCCGTGGCCTGCGAGCTGGTGACCTTAATTACGTCGGCTGTCTCCAAAACGCATGGCACTCCGCTTAAAACGTCCAAAGTCTGGTTCGTGGGCAGTGAATAGCCCTTGAGCAAACAATATGCGGTAGCCCCGCCAACAGGGTAGACATTGACCGTCAAAGCGGTGGTTGACGCATTCCTGTTCGTCACCCGCAAAGAGGACAACACCGCCGTGTTGGCGTCTGGGGCGGTGTAAATCGTGGTCTCCGTCGCCGCTGCTGGGGTCAGGTATTTCCGAAGGTACTTGTTTGCCATGGTCAGTTCGCCGATACAAAGTTGATGGTGAGGATCACCGACGGTATGGCAGGGCGCGTGGGGCTTGTGCCAGCGGCATAGTGCTCCAGGTAAATGTCAATGTTGTCTGACCACCATGCAACCTCCAGATAGTCGTTGATGGGGTCATCCACAGTGAAAATGCCGGTAACTGCCGGGACCACGTGAGACCAAATGGTGGCAGTTTTACGGGCTGGCACGTCAAACCGTGTGTTGCTCAATGGGTAGTTGACGCCCGTGTCCTTGGCCCACACCTCAAACTCACCCGCCGTATTGCTGCGGTTTGTCACCTGCAAGGTGAACGTCACCAGGTACTGGCCTGCGCAGGGGACCTTGATCCGTGAGCCGCTCTCCACGGTGATGCCATTGGAAAACGCTGGGGCAAAGGTGAGCAAGTTCTCAGCGGTAATGCTGGCGTTTGTCTGGTCCTGGTCCGAGACCATCATTGCCTGAGGCAAGATGATGCCATTGCTGTTTTGGAACCCACGGATACCGCCGGCAAACCCGCCTCCCGCTCCGCTGCCCATGGCCATCCACGTGGCCGCGCCAGCAGTGTTCTCGCTGGTCACCGGCGTGTAGGTGTTGTTGAGCTGAAAGATGATCTGCTCAAGCGAGCGCACCAGTTGGTTGAACTGCTCAGGGCTGTAGTTCTGCGCAATCGCATTGGGCAGGCGGACGTTGTTGATCTTGCTCATAGGGTTTACCCTACCTCAAGCCATCAGGTTGGATGTCGACACGCATCGTGCCAAAACGCCAGTTGCTGTTCAAGTCTGCGCTCTCGATGCGAAGCTGAATCTGCCTGCCGCGCGCCCGCGTGTCCACCTTCTGCGTGCCAGGTGCAATGACGTAGGGGTCCAAAGAACTAGGGCTGGCCGTGGCCTGCGGGAACGCGCGGAGCAGCAACCTCACGGTCAGGTTGCCTACCTGGTTCTTAAAGTCAGGGATGAATCGGCTCATGAGCAGCATTCGGTCGCCGTCACCAATGTCAAAGTACCCCGAGACGATGTAAGCGGAGATCGGCTGATCCACTGCATTGACCCCGTCCTCTTGGTTGTACAGGCGCGTGCGGCCGGCGGTGAGGCCGTAGATCGGGTCGCCATACGTCGGCGCTTGCGTGGAGTCAGGGTAATAGGCCGCGGCGATGGGCTTGGCAAAGGTGTTCATGTCCACCCAAGACGTGCGCGCCAAAGTGCCAACGGACCAGACATTCTCCATGTAGTTGTAACTCACGAAGCGGTCAATGTGGTCGCTCGTGAACGAGCAGTACCACCAGGTCACCTCGTTGAACTGGGTGTTGATGCCCACGTTTACTTGAAAGCTCTGGACAAGGTTGATGTCCTTGAACACGTAGTCCTGCACGGTACAGGGAATCTTCTTGACCGTGCCGTCGAACACGAAGAACGCATCACGGCTCATCCAATACGCCACGCCGTTGACGTCCGCCGCTGCGTGGGGCGCGATGCAGCCGCAGTTGGCCCCCAGCTGCTGAAAGCCGAAGGTGTAGGGCGGCCCGAGGTACTGCTGGCCGTGCAGCGACGTGTCCGTCCAAATCAGAATCTGACCGCGCGAGCGGATGGCCGTGACGATAATGTTGCCGTCAGTCAGCCGCTGGCCACCCGCGGTGTTGGTCGCGGTGGCCACGAACTCGGTGATGTTCTCCTGGTCCGAGAAACGCACAAACATCGGGTCCTGTGTAGAGGGTGTGCCGATGGTGCTTTCCGTGCCAAAGCACACCAAGTGACGGTCTGGCGTGGACAGGAGAGCGTATTTGCTCTTGGTGGGGGCACCAGTGAGGACCACGGCCCGCGTCCCAAGGCCCCCAGTGGGCAGCCACTCGTAAATGCCTCCGTCGACCACCTGCGCAATCAGGTTCTCGCCATAGGTGTCGAACTGCCAGACGCGGGGATTGAGCTGCAGACCGGTAGACGGTGGACGGGGCGTGCCCCACGTGAAGAAGCCCCACGTGCCCGTGCCCCAGCCGAAGTCCACGTAGCCCCGATCAGCCCCGGTGTTGATCTGGTAAGCAGCACTTGCTGTGCCGGCTGCAGTGGCAGTACTGGTGGCCTGTGTAGGGGACGTGATGCGGTAGGTGTTGGCGCTCAAGACCTCGACGATCTCGAACTCGTTGTCCAAATCCGCATTGGGTATGCCGCCAGGGTCGCCAGTGACGCTAGAGAAGGTCACGAAGTCACCAGTGATGGCTCCATGTCCAGAGTCGTTGACCACGACGTTCGTACTGCCGTTCGTGGTGTTGAAGGTGACGCCGGTGTTGGTGTCTCGAATGGGGGTGACGTCGGCCCACGAACCGCCGTAGAACACGTAGAGCTTGCGGTTGGTGCCAATAGCCGCGCGCGGCGAGCCGTCGAGCGCGGTCCATGTAAAGACCTCACTGGTTGCGCCAATGAAGTACGCCTCGGTGTTGTTGAAGTTGGTCCAGCCGCCCATCTTTTCGGGCAGGCCGTATCGAAAGCGGACGTAGTCAGAATCCACCCAGCCGCCCTCTGCGCCGTACTCGGTGTTTTGCTTGTCAACGCCCGGCTTGAGAAAGAGTCGCAGGAGTGCCATGGTTATCGATACCCCGCGGTTTTCTTGGCAATCTTCTTGGGCTGGGCCACGAACTGCTTGCCCTTGGCGTTGCCCTTGGATTTCGCCCGGTTGGTGGCGGCCTTCTCAGCCGGGCTCAAAGCATTCCAGGCCGCGGCCGGCAGGTAGCGCTTCTTGCCCTTGCTGGGCTTGCCGTCAGAGGTCTTCCAGTCCTGGGCGGTCCAATCCTTGAGGGATTTCTGTGGGGACTTCATGACGTGTAGCCTCCGCCTTTGGCCTTGTACTCGCGCGCGAGTATCTGAGCTTTGCGCGCGGACCACTCGCCCGGATCACCGCCCTTGGTGCCGGCTTTGATCTTGCTGAACAAGGCCTTGCGCATGCCGGGCTTGGTGTAGTTGCCAGCGGCGTTGACCTTGGATTTGGTTGCGGGTTTCTTGGTGGGCATATCCAGCTCCTCCGTCACGTCGATAGAAATAGGGCTCGCTCTTCTTTGCGGCGGCGGTCCAAGCCTGCAAACACTTTACCCCCGGCCTTGTTCCAAAGCAATAAAGCGTCTGCCGCCGCTTCCCATTCGCCTCGGTTTGCCTTGATCCGCACCGTGCTGCGCTGGAGATTGCCAAGCCCTACGTTGTATGCAAAAGAGACCAGAGCGTCAAAGCGGCCTTGATGCCCAGCAACACCGGGAACAAGACGAAAAACACCGCGTTCAAAATTTTCGAGGTCAGCCTTGAATAGCGCAACCAGTTCTTCCTTGGGCCAGACACGGTTGTCTTCGGGCTTGAGTGGGTAGTCATCACGGATCATCCCGGTGTACGCTCCTGTTCGGACATTGGGTAGACGGAGCTGATCGCCATACATGGCATGGCCCCACCCAACCGTCCAAATTTTCGCACTGCATTTGTATGGGCGGTTTCTGTAGCCTTCAAAGTGGTGCATCAAATGGATGCCCTTGTCAGAAGTTTTCATGGTTTGCCTCTACCTGTGCCCTGTCGTATAATTGACAGCATGAACACCGTAACCATCCATGAAAAAGGCATCGACTGGCTTGTGTCCGAAGATGCTCGAATTTTTCGTCCACAGACAATTACTAAAACTCAGCGGTCTAGATTCGGAAACACGCAAACTTTTGAAAGCATAAGGCCCCAAACAGAGATTAAGCCCTGGGTAGACAAGCGAGGCTACCATGTTGTTTCCGCAAAACTTGGAGACAAGCGGCCAAAAGTGTTTGTCCATAGGCTGGTCGCTTTGGCCTTTGTTTCGGGATTTGAGCCGGAACTTTCCGTAAATCACATCAACGGTAACAAGCTTGACAACAGGCCAGAAAACCTCGAATGGATTACTCTGGCCGAAAACACCAAACACCAATGGCGCACTGGCCTTGTTGACTTGCGAGGCGAAAATGCTCCCGGACACAAGTTGACTCAACGCCAAGTTATCCACATGCGCAGAGCACTTAGACTCGGAGTCCCCGGAAATTCGCTTGCGATTATTGCCGGAGTCAGCCCTTCCACAATATACCTTATTGAAAAAGGTGAGCGTTGGGCAAGCATTCCAGAGGAGTGATTTCACTTCTTGCTCCAAGTCCTTGACCCAAACCAAAATCCAAGGATGCCGCCCAGCATGGCCATCTCGTCGCTGGAGAAGATCAGGTCGGAGTACTTGACCACATCGTCGATGCTGGTGATCAGGCCGGGGTGATTCCACAGGTACACCGCCATGAAGGCGTTGATCAGGACAAGCTCAATCACGAAGATGTAGGTCACGGTCGGGCGCACAGTGCCGACGTAGGACGCTACCCACTTGTGGGCCTTCTCCAGCACCTGCTCGTCATGTTTAAGCGCAGCCTCGGTCATCTGCGCCTCGGTCTGCATTGCAACCTGGTCGGTGCGGATTTCCTCGATCTTCTGCTGGGCGGCGTAGCCCTGAGCGGCCAAGGCCAATTCCCGCTCGTTCTGCATCCGGGCCAGGGCCAGCTCGTGCTGCTGGTCGGCCTTGTTCTGGAAGTACTCAAGCAGTTTGGGCAGGCCGCTGATCAGCAGGCCGCCGAGAGTCGAAATCAGTGAAAGCATTACCCACCCCTTTTAGTTAACATCGCGCTGGCAATCTCCAGCATGAATTTTGTTTGCTCCAGGTTTGCCGGCTGCGCTGCCCAGCCAACTGTAACCTGTCCCACGAAACGATGCGAGTCCGGCGGGACGCTTACCCGGCAGGTGTACGTCACGCCCTTCTCAAGATACCAAAGCCCAACCTCTGATTGAGCGTAACGATACTCGCCGCATGGAATCTCGTTGGTCATCAGCTTGACCACATCCGCGTTATTCGACGAGTTATGCGTGAACAGGCCAACGTCAATATCCTCAATTGTCTTGTCTCGCCCATCTTTGGTGTAGGCTCTGTAGAGCGTCCGAGAGTTGAACAGCGGGTTGACTTTGAAGACCGCCACCACCGTTGCACCAGTTTGCTTGAACAGCATGGTCGCCGCATCATCGGCTCGCTCTGTTCGTATCTCAGGCAGTTTCTGCGACTCCTTGTATGCCTCTCGGATGAAATCCTGACTCTCATACAGCGCATATCCCGCAAACGCAATCACCGCCATCAGGATCACCGCGAACAGCTTGAACGGTGAATCCACATACCCCAGAATTTTGTCGAGGGTTGTGTTGGCGTTGAGCTTCTCGGTCATATATGCCGCTGCCCCATCTCAACTATGAAGTAAACGGTCAGGCCGAGAACAAATACTGACGTAAGGACGGCGATTGTGATCAAGATGATGTCGTCGATCTCGGACTGCCTGCGCTTTGCTTCTGCCTTGCGTTTGCCTTCAGCGCGAGCTGCGTCGGCTTCCATTTGCTTGGCACGGGCCGTGATGCGCATCCAAACGTCCATTTTGTTGCTCTGAAAGAACAGCATCTTGACTTGCTCTTCAAACTCACGAGCCTGCTCCAGAGCAAGCTCCAGCTCCAATGCCTTGCCAAGTGCAGACCCCTTAAACCCACCCGTCTTGGCCTTCTCAACAACCTCAATTGCCTGCGCCTTGGCGTCAAAATACTGACCCAGAACTGGCCCCAAAGACTGCACATCCTGCACAGTCTTGACTGCCTTTTTAACCAGATTGACCGCCGACGAAACAGCGGCAAGGGCGGTGATCGGGTCGATCATTTCATTAGCTCCGACGCTACGTCAGTCTTCCGCTTTGGGCTGCTCAACAGGTGCCTCCCCTTGGGCAGCAGCCTGCTTCTGAATTTCGTTGATCAAACCGGCAACTTCCACAAAAGGGCGGGTGCCCAGGTATTGCAGGATAGCGTTAACAAGTGGCAGTGTCAGTTCAATTTTTTGATCGTTCATGCTTGGCTCCAGGGCAAGGGAGGCGTAACCACAGGCGGGTTGATCTGGTTGTCCAGTTGCTGCTGCACAGCGGCTTCTGTGACTGCTTTGTCCACCCCGTCAGCCCAAATCCAGCCCAAGACTTGCTCTTGAGTCAGGTTTGCGTAGGGCGTGAAGGCGGAGCCAGTCGGCGCAGGGACAGCGCAGGTCGAGTACACAGAGGCGTTGTATGTGCCGTCCGTGCCAGAGCATGTCCAGTGGACATTGAAGACGACATCGGTGTTGCCACCCTCTTGCGGGTAGCAGTCCATCGCAGTGATTGTCCAGGTGATAGTAGTCATGGTTTAGGCTCCTTTGAGTGCGGCCAATTCGGCCTTGGTTGCGTCGAGATCGGCTTTGAGTTCTTGAATGGCTGCGGTGAGAGTTGCCACCAAGAAGCTGGTGTCGATGCCTTGGTACTGTGGCTTGCCTTCCGCGTCCACTGCGTCTTTCTCGCCCGTTACTGCATGTGGGACAACTGCTTGCAGTTCGTGAGCAATAAACCCCTCGCCGTCAGAACCGTCTGACTTCCACTTGTAGGTAACGGGCTTGAGTGCGGCAACCTTTGCCAGTGCGCCCGTCATGGGCCGCACATCTTCCTTCAAGCGATAGTCGGAGGTGGTGTTGTAGGCAATTACTGTGCCGTTATACGTAATGGTTCCGGTAGTAGTACTAGATTTTGCAAATACGACAAGGTTTTGTGTGCCTGATACATAGGCGCCGTCGACCAACAAAACATTGTTTCCGTTTGCTGTTTGAACTACGCCAAAAGCATACGTATTTCCGGAAGAAACTTGACTAAACGACCCACTCGTCGTCCCCACCAGCAAATCACCCCCGCCGGTGATGCGGGCGCGTTCGGTGGCACTTGTAAGCGCAATGCCACCAGTCCCCCCATTGGTCCCAAACACAAGGGCAGATGCGTTGTTTCCTGAACCCCCCTGTTCAGCATAAATTGCAGCATTAGTCTCAAAACTGCTATCAGCAAACCTGATGCCGTATTTGTTCCCAGAGGCTCGTGTTGTTGTGTTGCTAATGCGAATTTGACCGTCAGTGCTTTGTGCAGCCGACAAATTTACAGTTCCACCGATCCCCAGGTTGCCGGAGGAGTCGATACGGGCGCGTTCGGAACCGTTCGTAAAGAACGTCATTGCGTTGTTGAGGTTTTCATACTCAACACGCCCAACAGTTGCGCTGTCGGTGTCGCCCAGCAGTAAGCCTGCTGTACCTGTGTTGACGGATACCACAGACACAAAGTTGGATGCTGCTGTGTTTGTAACTTGAAGTCTGTATGCAGGCGAACTCGTCCCAATACCCAGGTTGCCGGAGGAGTCGAGGCGCATACGTTCGGTGTTATTGGTTTCAAAAGTAATTGGGGCATTTAGCAAGTTACGCAAACGCACAGCATTTGCAGCCGTACCATAACCCGCATTTGAGCTGTTTTGAGATAATGCGCCAGCATCACCTTGATCTGTGCCAAACAAAACTCCTGCCGCTGCACCAGTACCACTATTCCCGTTACTAATCTTTGTCCAAGTTGAGCTATTAACACTGTTTTCAACATGAAGTTTTTGTCCGGGTGATGTAATGCCAATACCCAGACCTGTGCTGGTCAGGCGCATTTGTTCGGAGCCAGCAACCTCAAAATACTGACCGCCTCCATTCAAAAATCCAATAACGCCTGACTCTGCACTGTTGACGTATGCGCGAAACTTGGCTGCGGTTGTTCCAGTTGAGCGCAAAACGATATTTGTTCCGTCTTGACCACCAACATCAAGGCGAAATGATGGAGTCGTCCCAATCCCCAAATTCGTCCCATCAAACACCAGCGCAGACCCAGTGGTCAGGACTTTGGAGCCGTTGAGGTAGGCCACGCCGTTGGCGGTGCCGCCGGAGAGGGTGACGGCGCCTGCAATGTTCGCAGTGGTCCCCACAAACAGGGCCTTGGCCACGCCCAGGCCGCCATCCGTCTGAATAGAGCCGGTGGTCGTGCTGCTGGAATCGGTCGTGCTGTCCACGGTCAGCGTACCGGTCATTGTGGTGTTGCCGCCGATGGTCGCGTTGCCTGCCAAGAACAGGTTGCGAGGACGTGTTGCACCGCTGGCACCGATGTCGTAGAGGTTGTCGGTGAAAATCAGGTTGCTGGTGATGGTGCTGTTGATGGTCAGCGTGTCAGCCGAGCTGTCGCCCACGGTCACATTGCCATTGAGGTTCACGCCGCCCGTCAGCGTCAGCGTGCCCCCGACGCTCAAGTTGCCTCCAACAGTGGCTGCGCCCGCCAAGAACAGGTTGCGAGGACGTGTTGCACCGCTGGCACCGATGTCGTAGAGGTTGTCGGTGAACAGCACGTGGCTGTTCACTGTGCCAGGCACAGTGATCAAGTCGGCTGCGGCATCACCCAAGGCAACCGCTCCGTTGAGCGTGGTGGCCCCAGAAGCGGTCAGCGACGTGAACGCGCCCGTCGACGCGCTATTTGCGCCCACCGTTGCGCCATCGATCGTGCCGCCGTTGATGTCCACGAAGTCGAACATCTGAATGACGTTCGTGCCGTTCACATACAGGTGGGCCTTGCGCCCGTTGGGCACAGTGATGCCCGTGCCGGCCGATGTCTTGACGGTGATGCTCTGGCCGCCCGTGGTGTTGTTCTGGACGATGTACTGCTTCTCGATCGTCGGAACCACCAGCTCACGGGTGTTCGTCAAGCTGAGAGAAGACGTGACATTGAGCACCAGCGCACGAGCGGCCTGCGCTGCGTTGCTGTTGGTGATTGAGATCGTCAGGTTGGCATCGGACACGTAGTCCACGTTGCCCAAGCCAACGATGGCCTGCTCAGCCGCCGTGCCAAGGTTGGTGTTGGTGATGTTGCCCCAAGTGCCCGAGTTCTCGCCCGTGGCCATCAGCTCAAGTTTCAGATTGCTGGAGTAGGTGCTTGGCATCTTCAGTTCCTTTACGTGGTGACCTGAGTCCAGGTCACCGTATTGCCGTCATTGACAACTGCCCAATTCTGGGCCTGAGAATCGTCCACATTTTGCCAGTTCGTGCTCTGGCTGTCATCAACGACCACCCAGCCAGCGCTCTGCGAAGCTGGGACGGGCCCCCAATCTGGGCTTTGGCTGTCATCGATCACATTCCACAGGTACGCGCCAATGACGGAGTCCAGCACCGTGGCGGACTCCACAAGCTGAACATTGAACGTGGCAAAGGTAGACACCAAGTCCAGCGCGGCAACAGCCTCTTGAACCTGCGGGCCAAACACTGACGGGGCCACCA